CAAAGATACAATTTTAATGTAATTCTTTGCAAAATATATTGGGTCTTGTTTACATTTAATAAACTCCTGAATCTGATCTGTAGAAAACTCAACTGTTGTGTTGGCTTTCTTCAGATTAGGATTGCCAAGATAGATATCCTGATTAGACATTACTTCTTACACTTGTACTTGGCAAATGCAGCACCTAGAACTATTACTATAGCTGCTATGCCAATACCTGCACCCCAACCAATACCCTGTGGTTCTGGTTCAATGAATGGTGCTAGTTCAGGTACTTCCTGAATCATTTTTTGTGCTTCCTTTGGTATAGGAAGTTCTTTAAGTAATTTTGTAGGCATGGTTTTACTCCGTTAATGTGCCGTGTGCTCTGCGGATCTCTCGGAGATCCTCAAAGTTCTTTTGCTTAGTGCCTCCATCGTATGCCCAAGCATACCCCTCGGTTATCATCTGTTCATTCAGCGAAAGATCAGAGTCGCCAACATAGAGCCAACCAAGAAGCCTACCATACTTCCCAACCCCACCCTTAAGTTCAGTTCTAACAGTGAGTTCTTCATCACCTTTAATTGTCTCCTCTAATTTCCCCTTCAACCAATTGGTCGCATCTAATCCAAGTGCCTTCTCCTCCAAATCCCTCGTTCTCTTCTCTGGTGTGTCCACTCCAGCAATCCTCACCCTCTCTGTCTTCGCTAGGTCGAACCCTAGGTCTATTATCACATCTATCGTGTCTCCGTCTAAGACCTTCTTGATCTTCGTAACACGGAAGTTGTAGCAGCTCTTTCTGCTCGGTGGAACCATTGCACCCATCATTGAAATCCTCAAGTGAGCTATTTATAGTTTCTTCGATAGGTGTTCTATTTTGTAAAGATTCGTGCTCTCTTATCTTTTGGATCCATTCACCAGAAAGACTTGCTAGTAATAATTCTATCATTGTGGTGCTATATTTAATCCTACTGTAACACAATATCTTCCTTCTCCTTTTAATTTAGGTACAGAATGCATTGCCCATCCTGGAAAAATAATCATAGTATTATTCTGATACTCAATTACTTCATCTGTATCATTAAATATTAAATCTCCACCAGAAAATGTTCTAGGTTCTTTGTTGAACCAAAATAATATTGTGGCAACAGTAGCATCTGTATGTGGTGCATAATATCCATTATGTTCATAATGTGATGCTAGTGTCCATGAACTATTACAATTCAAAGCACTACGATTTGTAATTTCTATATTAGAATATTCTTCAATAAATTGTGGTATATTTTTTGTTACTATTTTAAAAATAGATGAATTGGATCCTTTTGAATATACAGATTCAAGAAATACTCCATTATTATTTTTAATATAATTCCCATCTAAACCAGTAGCACTAGCAGTTTCTTCTGGTTGTTTCATTAATTGTTTTAAGAATTGCAATTCATCATAGATCAACTGCAATTCCTCATTTGAGAAAACATCTCTCTTTAGGAGATATGGTACTTTATTCACTATAAGTACGCTTTCGATATATTAGTTGCAAATCCTATGACCGTAGTACCTGCTGCCAATACTGCTGCTGCACCTATCACCCACTTCTCTACAACTTTTAATCTTTCTCTTAACTCGTCTTGCTTCTCTTCCAATCTTTCAATCTTCAATTGCATCACAGTTATTCTTGTCTCCTGTGAAGCATCAAGTCCTAAGTCAGTCATTTGGCCACCAAGTATCATACATGAATATGTAGTATATGCTAACACCTACTCCTGATAAAAGCAAGCCTAGCATAATATTAATTGACCAAACTACCTCAGACATATGCTTTAGCAGCAAGCGTTACTGCTAATCCTAATGAAGTACCCATGATGGTAAGTCTACTCATCCACCACATAATCTCATGCTTATGTTTTGTTATATTACTCATTTTTCTAAAGTTGCAAAGTCAATAAAATGAGGATGCTCCCGTAAAAACGGAACATCCTCTTTTGCGTCTTGTATTGCCTCGTAGGAATCTACAGCGTACTCGCAGATTTCTAAATGACGAAGTTCTGAGTCGTGATAACCGACTGTATAATGCTTAGTCAGGGGCATGATAGTTTCAATCCCATACTGTCATTATTTATTATAACATGGTAGTAATTAATACCTAATTATGTGTTGACTTACTGACTGTGTTAGAGTATCAAAGCACCAATGATAAATCCCTTAGCAAATGAGATACAGACTACTTGATAATCAGTCCATCCAAACTTATCTTGACATTTTTTAATAAGCTTTTTATCCCATTCGACTACTTTGTCGAATACTTTTTGAGCTTTGTCTGGTAATGCCATTGGTTTAATTAGAGACTTACTATGTATAATACAAATTACCAGAAATAGAAATTCTAGTATCATCACATTCATAAAATGGATAAACTGAATGTTTAAAAAATGAAGGAAACAATAACATTTTACCTTCCATATCTGGATTCATTGGATATTCAAATCCAACCAAACGACCACTTGTATCCAGATAAGTTAATTCAAATGAAGATGCAACTGACTTTTTTTGACCTTTTAAAAATTCTAACTTATTTTGTTCTTCACTTTTAGTAGGTATCTTCATCCATATTACAAATGAAAACATACCACCATGATCATGTAATGGATTAAATTCATGTTTCTTTTGAAAGTTAACCCAAAAATCATTTAATATTAAACCATTACATTTTATATGAGTTGGTTTGGTTACTCTAAAGTTTTTATAATATTTTTCTGCAGCAGGTATAAGAACATTATTTGCAAAAAAATCATCTTTATCTTTTAGGGATAAAGATGATGTTATATGACCAGCTAATTGATTTTTAACCGATACATTAGATTCATCTATTTGATTCCAAAGATAATCTATAATTTCTTTATCCAATTCAATTGCTAACCACCCAGTTACAGGTGGTACAACAACATAACTATTAAACATTTAGAAAGGATTGTTAGGTGCTGGTAACCCAAGACCTGCTGAAGGTGCTGAAGCTTGTGGTGTAGGAGAAGCAAGATCATTAGATCCTAGAGGAAGCGATCCCCCAGATGCTCCACCAAGTCCACCAGGTAATCCGATAGACCCAGTAACTGCTTCCATAACTTGAGATTTAACTCCATCAATGATGGATGCACGATTGATATATATGTATAACCCACTACCGACAACGGCAACAGATACAGCAGCAGACGCAACAGCAAGTACATTAATAATTTTTTGCATGACTTTACATTTTAAAGGTTTCTTTTGTATCAGATACACCAACTATTTTTAGAGGTGCTTGTTCGATACGAATTGTTTGAGTGGGACCAGCTTTAGCAAGAATTGCTTCGATGTCTGCTGCTGATGCAGGAGCAGGACCACCATTGCCTCCATTACCGTTGCCATTCATCTTCATAGTTCCGTCACCTTTCTTACTAGCAGTCTGAATTCCGAAGCTAGCTAAAACTCCTGTAAAAACTGAAGCTATAAATGTCGGATCTATTTTCTGTTGTTCCAGTCCTGGAACTGTCACATAGTTAAGGGTCAATATACCACCACTCCAGACCAACACGCCAATTCTGACCATTGTAGAAATGATCGCAGCTTGTTCGTCTGCATCAGGTAGTATAGCATCTTTTGCTTTCTGAAGCAACCCTTTCTTTTTTTCTTCTTTAGATTCTTCTGCTGCTACTTCCTCTTTAATTTCTTCTGGCATGTATATAAGAGTAACTAGCTCTTATTTAGCATCTAGGAACCCTTGCTTAATCATCTTCTGCAACTCTGCAGTGCTACCAGTAAATATCGCATTATTGGTGACATTATTTGTAGTCTTATGTTTAGTCTCGTCAATCTCCTTAACTTTTTTCTGCAGATCCATTAACTTATCTGCAATGTCAGCAGTTGATTTTAATACCTGTCCTGCCACTTCAAATGCTCTGGGTGAACCAGACTCATTTGCTACATCCATTATACCATCTAAGGTTTCTTGACCTTTTGATATCAAAGAATATAATTGAGCACGGGAATACTCATAATCTTTATCTATATCAATACCCACATCTTTCTTTACAGTAACATCTTTATGAGCATTAAACTTTTTAACATAGTTATGCTCAGATTCTGTATTTAATGCTTTATCTATTTCTTTTGACATCTTTCAGATCCTCCTTCAAAATCATGAATACTTTCCGATCCACCTATAGCAAATGGATTGTATTTTGCAGTAGCAATTCTATACATTTTCTCATGCATAGTAACTACCTCTTCAGCAGTTTTCTCAAACTCAGGTGATGATTCATGCCTTGATGCATATAGATCTGCTATCTCTTCTTCAGGTCTTGGGTTATAAGCATCATCTGCATCAGAGGATCCATACATATCAAATCTGTCATTAGTTGCTATAGGCATATCATCAAGGGGATTGTGTGGTTCATTGAACCAAGGGTCATAAGGAATTTCAGGTAGTGGGATCATACATCCTCCTGTCTAGTTGGACTATACTTCTTGGAATCGCTAAACATAGTAGTTGTCTCGCTAAATCCAAAGTCATCTTCAGGTCCAGCAGTAACTGGATCTGGAGTAACAGTATACCTCATTTCACGCTTCGCTGCTTGAGTATCAGTATTTGCATAGTAATCGACTTGAACCTTCTTAATAAGACCATCTGTGCTATCAGCAACAGGACCAAAGAGATAAGTCTTAGCAGTGAAATTAAAAGTATACATTAAAACTCTTCTAGTAGAAAAGTCTCCTTCATACTCATCAGTAAATGATATATTATCTAATACAACTGGAATATCTCTTTTCTCTCCAATAGAACTTATTAAATCTATTGTAACATTAAATGCTGGTTGAAAGAATGGAAGTATCTGTTCAACAATTTGCAATGCATCATCATTCAACTTAGTCATTACATTAAGTTCAAATCCTACATTATATGGTATTGGAAGATATACTTTTTTTACTTTAGTGTTTGATGAATCTGTACTATCAACTGCTTTAAAAGTTCTAGTTATACTAGCCTTTCTACTAGGATCATAAGACATACTAGACATCTCAAATGACATCCTAGGTAATGTAATAGCAGTTGCCTTTGTTAATTCTTCTTGTTGTTCAAGTTTTGCTAAAAACTTTTGTTTTGGTCCATAAATTAATGGAACTTTAGTTTCGCTAAGAGTGCCACCTTGTTTATTATCATGTCTAATATTGATATCATTAAACAATGTACCAAAGGCAATAATAGTCTTTCTTAAAATTTCGTGATAAAAATAGGTTCCTAGCATCAGATTATACCAAAGGGATTAGATTCTGTAAAATCAAGAAGAGCATCTGCTTCAGTTTCAAATTCATCATTCATAAAGAATTCATCACCTGCAGCTTGATCACTTAGATCATCAGAATATGAGAATACTTGATATCTAGCAGATGAGGCAGTTCCAGTAATGTACTCACCAGCTCTAAAATCACCTGTATTTATGGACACTTCAAGTTGTCTAGTAGTTGCATTCCAACTCTTAACATACGCTTCAGCACCAGAATCAGATCCAACAACCCTTTCATTTAGATGATAAGTTCCAAGACCAACACTTAATGGAGCACTAATAGAAACAGTTGGAGTTGCCTCATATCCAGTACCAGCATCTGTTAGATATATTCTAAACATATTAGATCCAGACAAGGTTGCAACAGCAGTTGCTTGTGTCTGACCTGCCTTAGCACCGACCATAGCACCAGTGCCAACAAAAGTAGTAGTGACAGTACCAGTTCCACCTATAGAAGTACCAATACCAACGCTGTTAGCACCAATAGATGTTACAATACCACCACCAGAAAGTGTTACTGCACCAAGATTCTTGAAGTTAATAGTATGACCAATAGCAATATTTACCATAGTATTAATTCCAACAATCTCCATCATTCCAGCAGTTGCAATACCAGTAAATTCATACTGCTTATCAACATACTGAGGATGTTGAATAGTGACTATAGGTGGAGAAACATAGTTATTACCTGGTTGGGTAATTCTAATAGATGCAATACCACTATTAGTTAATGTGGCAGTTGCAGCAGCACCTACACCTGGAGTACCAAATCCAATAGCAGGTGGTTCAACATATGCAAAACCTGGATTAGTTATAGCAACATAATCTATAGCAGCAAGTTGACCTTTAATAGTTGTAAATCCAACTACCTGACCTAGAGATGTTGATACACCAGCAGGTGATGCTTCTACACTAATATTGGGTACAGAAGTATATCCAGAACCATCATCATTCAATGTAATCTTCTGCAATGCACCAGACAGTGCAAAGGTATCAACAGATGCCTTAGCAGTAGATCCAATACCAGCAAGTGTAACTGTAGTAATATATCCTTCTTCACTCATTCTTTCATCTATACCAGCAACATTGGTATCGATAATATCGTCTTGAAGTTGATAGAGCTCACATTGAAGTTCGTAAGTATAATTCTTACCTAACTGGAAAAATGGTTGCTCATGCTCAACATGCTTGATCTCAAATAATCGTTCTCCTAATGGAAACCATATCAAATCACCTTCTTTTGGTCTAGTACCAAAATCTATATCTCCATCTCTAGGACCAGTTAAGTTAGTAGAATTAAATTGAAATGGGGCAATAAAATCCTCGTACCTTTCTCTTGATATAGTTAAAGTAATCTCATTCTGTAAGTTAATACCAAACTTAGTCATCACATCACTACCCTTAGCATATCCCTCATAGTTGTTGAGGTATGCTTCCATTAAATAATTATCATTAAACTTTGAAGATTGCACCTCACCTAAGATATCGTCAGTAACTATTTGTTTCCTTGGTATGTAATATACATCAATACCATGCATAGACAACATCTCATCAACCAGAGACTGTACTAACCTCTGTTCATCAGGAGAACCATGTTGGAAAAACGGTGAAACAGGCATATTAACCGATCATGTCAAGAACTGGCATTTCATATGTATCTTGGAAAGTCTCTGCGATATCTCTTAACTCTTGATCACCATCTTCATAAATCTGACGACCATTAAGTTCTATACCACCTGGTAACTTTACACCACCAAACTTTATTAAATTTTGACCCCACTGCTTTTTAGTTTTAGCAGTAACATATCTTTTTAAGAAAGAGTCATTATATATATCAGCATTTCCTGTAGTTGCAGGATCCATTATCCTGTAACACTCAATTAAACAATAATGCCCTACAGTTGCAGATGCCCAATCAATATCCATAAACAACTTATTATTTCTTTTATTATATCTAATCTGTGTAGATGTGGTCAACAAGAAATTAATATCCTCTAGATATGTTTTAGTCATAGCATAATTAAGAAGACCATCATATCCTACATTAAAAGCAATATCATTCAAGAACAACTGATACTTTAAGTTGAACATACCATTACTAAGTCCACTACTATCAAATTGATGAACTCTCTTAACACCCAAAATAGCATCTGGTAGAGTTAAATAGTTTGCATTTTCTTCAAAAGTAAAGCTACCATTACTACTAGTAACTAGTCCTTGAGTAAATCCACCACCTCTTGCTCTACCTTTCTCAACATCATCTGAAGTAAGTTTATACTTAAGGAATACTTCCTCTACACCATCAAAATGTCTCTCATAGAAAAACTGTAAGGAGTCATCCAGTAGATCATCAAATTGCTCATCGGCAACATTTATCTCTAGAATAGGAGCACCTAATTGTCTAAAGACATATTCTTGTAGTGTATCTCTTGAACTTGGGACTGCCATTAGAAGAATCCTCCATCAATTGAATCTGTCCATGTTGGAA